GAGCAAGTCAGAGCCGTTGGAGAAAATTAACCTTTTTTACAATCCAATCAAATGAAACGCGGAATAAGAGCACAAACGGACACTGGCGCAGTTGCGTGGTCCGACCTTGCCGGTAAACTCGGCGTTTCCCGCCAAACGATTTACAACTGGCGAAAGTTGCCTGACGCTCCTGCCGAGCCAGACGTTGATGCGTGGGTAAGTTGGGCCGCTGCGAACAAACCGGACTCAACGCATGGCGATTTGAACGAGGTTAAACGGCTCGTTGAGCTTGAAAAGTTGCGGAAGCTCAAAAGACACAACGAAGTTGAGGAGGGCGCGATTGCATCGGTTCCAGACGTTGCTGCTTTTCTGCAAAAAATGGCAGCGACATACGACGCTCTGCTCACGCAGAAGATCGACGTTGAGCTCCCGCCGTTGGTCATCGGCTTGCCTATTGCCGACGTGCGAAAGGCGTGCGAAAGGCTCCACGACGAAATCAGGGAAATCACGAATCGAGGATTGCAAAACTGGACGAACGACAAAAGCTCGTCGTAATGAATGACGAGATGTTGCCGGACGGTGAAGCGAAGAGGAGAAAGAAAAACGCCGCGCAGCTTGCCTACTATCACAAGCACAAGGCGAAAATTGCTGCCTATCAAAAACAGCGCCGAGAGAGCGACCCGAGCCTCAAGGTAAAGCATAGAGAATACTGCAAGGCTTACAATCTAAGGAATCCCGATAAGCGAAAAGAAAGCGTCAAAAGATACTACGACGCGAACCGCGCAAAGTGCTGCAAGGCCAGCGTCAACTCAGTAAGAAAATCTAGGGTGGTTAATGGCGATGCGATGCGCGCCAAGCAAAGGGAGTATTTCGGTAACAATGCGGATAAGTGGCGTCCGTATTTTAGGCAGTGGAATAAGTCATTCAAGCTCACGAATCGCGGAAAAGTTGCCACAAAAATCAGGGGCCGCATATGGGTTCTGATCAAATCGAATTTGATTAAAACCAAAAGAACCTACGTCGATTCGATTCAAATACTGAACTGGTTTGAGTGGCTGCGCGAAAAGCAAATAGTAGACTGGACTCAAAAGGGAATCGACATCGATCACGTTCTTCCGATTTCAGCGTTTAATCTAAACGACGAAACCGTGATGAAGCACATCAACAAGTGGTGGAATCTTTTCCCGATGTCGGCATTTGAGAATAGGAGCAAGGGGGCGAAAATTTGCTCTGAAACATTTAAGAAAGTTCGTCGCCTTGCGTTTGAATACATCTATGAAACCCGAGCAAATACAGGCTCTTGACCTTGCGTTTGCTCATCCCGTGCGGGACACGCGCCCGATCTACGAATGGGCGCGAGATAACATCGCCGAACTACCTGCGGCCTATGCGCTACGCGGGCGGTTCAACGTGAAAAACTCACCATGGCTTAAAGAGCCCTTCAACAGTCTCGCGGACAAGACTATCAGACGCACGACCGTCTCGAAAGCGATTCAGTCAGGCGGGACCCTGTTGGGTGAACTCTGGCTCATTTGGGCCATCGTCAATAACTCTGGACCGATGGTTTACACCTGCCAGTCGCAGGACATGGTGGACATTGAAAGCAAGACGCGCCTTTTCCCTCTCATGGAGGCGTGTCCTCCGGTCGCTAGGTTGCTCCCGCGCGTTGGTCCTTATCGGACGATTCAAGAAGTTTTCTTCCCGCATGGCTCATTCCTGATCATGAACTCCGCGACACTTGCGGCGCAGCAAAGTCAATCCATCAAGCTGCGCGTAAATGATGAAATCTGGATGCCAAAATGGGCTGACGTTTACGAAGATGCGTGCCGACGTGTCACGGCATTTGAGCAGCAAGGCACTTCGCATATTTTAGATGTCAGCCAAGGAGGGACCGACAGCTCTGAGGGTCGTCCGTGCTGGGCAACGTGGAGTTTTAACCAAGGCACTCAGGAGGAGTGGAGCGCGACCTGCCGCTCGTGCGAAAAGTCAATGCCACTGCATTTCCATCAAAAAATGGAGTCAGACGAAAAGGTCCGCGCGGGCGTTGTGTGGTCTAAAAACGCGAGGCGTGACGACGGGACCTATGACGAGCAGATTGCGGCGGACTCGGTTCGATTCGTTTGCCGACACTGCGGGCACGAATATGCGGACACAGATGCAACTCGCGCATACTGGAAAAAGGCGGGGCACTACGTTTCGATGAAGGAGAACCCGCCGAAGGATTGGCGTTCGTTTCACTGGGAGGCGATTGCGGCTCATTCAATGCGTCTTCTCGCAATCGAATACTGTCAGGCGGAAAACATCTTCAATCATAGCGGAGACGACAGCTCCCGCCGAAAATTTAAACAAAAGCGCGAAGCTAGACCTTGGGTAATGGAGAAGAAGGTCGTAAACCTCTTCGTGACAAAATCCGACTACACCGTCGCGCAGTTCAGCAACGGCGAGGGCATCGACGGCGAGGTCATCCGGTTCATGTCGATCGACCGCCAGCAAGATCACTGGTGGGTGGAAATCGGGGCGTTCTCCTCGGCGACGGGGCCGACCTACAAGCAACTTTATTTCGGGCGCATCGAGACGCGGGACCAGCTTCGCCAGATGCAATACCGTTACAAGGTGCAAGACGCGTGCGTCGCTCAAGATCGCGGCTACCGACCTGCCGACGTGGACCGTGACTGCGCCGACTTTGGCTGGAGAGGGATGCGCGGGCACGCGCGCAAAACATGGACGATGCGCGACGACGCGAGCGACAAGCTCATCAACTTCCCTTTCTCCGAGCCGCGCGTGAGCGACTACCGAGGCGGGGATGTGTTCTACTACGACTGGTCGGGCGATTACTTCAAAGACCTCCTCGCGAACGCGCTAGAGGCCAAGGGCGATCTCAAGTGGCTACTGCCGGCCGACGTCAATCCGCTCTATCTCGAACACCTCAAAGGCGAGTCGAAGGTTGAAATCCGCACCGGCGTCTGGGAGTGGCGCGAGGTCAAAAGCAACGCGCCGAATCACGGGCTCGACACCTCGGCGATGATGCTCTGCATGGCCACGATTGCCAACGTCGTCCGCTACACGCCGGTGAAAGACTGAGCCTAGTTTGACGTTTCGGGCACAAGTATGCTCGACAACCCATTTCTCGGACTGGACAGCGCGACCCTGACGGCGCTCAAGACCAAGACAATTGACGCGATACAGGCGGTGCTGCTCAACCAGAGTTACAGCTTGAACGGGAAAAGCGTGAGCCGCGCGGACCTCAACGCGCTCAACAATATGCTCGGGAACTTGCAGGACGCATTGACGGACGCGGCTGGCACGTCCACGGATACGACCTTCGTCAGCTTCACCGGCAACTGAACAACATGGAAAACGACATTTTTGACGCGTCAAAACTGATCACGCAAAAGCCGTGGCTCGACCGCGCGCTCGAAAACATCGCGCCGACGTGGGCGCTGAAACGGCTAGAGGCTCGCGTCGCGAAATCTTTGTTTGAATACAACGCCGCGCGGACCAATCGGCTCTACGCTCCGAAGCAATATGCGCAGCCAGCGGAGTCATCGCAGAATCAGCGCGACCGCGTGGTGATGATGTATGAGGCGCAGGACTTGGTGCAGAACTTCCCCGAGGCTCGCGAAATTTCGCGCAAGTTCGGGACGTATTTAACGCCCAATGAGTATTCTCCGACGACCGGAGACCGCGATTACAACCAGACGATCAGCGAGTATTTTCACGCGTGGTGCAAGACGTGCGACGTGACGAACCGGCACAGCTTCAAGAAATTGGTGCAGCTCGCCGCCGAGGAGCGGCCAGTCGATGGCGATTGCGGTTTCGTGATTCGGCGCAGCGGCGAAGGGCTCAAGCTCCAGCTCGTGCCCGCGACGCGCATCGGAAATCCGAATGACACGGCGGTCGCGTCGAACAACTACTTTCAAGGAATCATCACGAACAACTTCGGCCAGCCGGTCGCTTATCGGATTTACCGCGTGAGTCGCGACGGCGTTTACTTCGGGGCCGAGGACATTCCCGCGAATCAGTTTTGTCACTACATGGACCCCTTTCGGGTGGACCAGTATCGCGGAATCACAGATTTCCACGCCGCGATTCAGACGGCGCGGATGCTCCACGACATCCTGCAAGCCGAGAAGGCGGGCGTGCGCTTCTCATCGCAGCAGGCCGCGCTCATCTTCAACGACCGAGGCATCGCGAATCCGCGCAACCTATTCCAGCCGAATCCCGCGCTCTCGCTCCCGAGCGGGCAGCAGCAAAAGAACGAGCTGACCGAGGTGGGCATGATTCGCTACTTTCAAAACAGCGACCGCGTGGAGGTGATGCCGTCGCGTCCGTCGCAGGCGTTTACCGGTTTCGTGCAGCATCTCATGCACGAAATCGCTCTGGGCGTGGGCGTGCCCGAGGGCGTTCTGTTCGGGACTCAGGATTACAAAGGCCCAAGCGTTCGGGCAGAATTCGCCGCAGCCGACCGCGTGTTTACGCGCCAGCAGGGCGTTCTCACCGACAAGGTGCTCGACCCGATCAAGGACGCCGTGATTCTCGACGCCATCGCGCGCGGGGAAATCCCGCCGCCTCCGCTTCTGGCCGGCGAGACGATGGTTCACGCGTTGCGTCGCGCGACCTCGGGCGAGTGGCGTTTTCCCGCAAAGCTCTCGATCGACGTGGGCCGCGAGAGCGCAGCGAACATGAACGAGAATCGGCAAGGCGCGAAGTCGCTTCAAGAAATCGCAGCGGAGGAAGGCACCGACGCGTTCACGCGACTTGAGCAGATCGCAATCGAGGCCGCTTACGTGAAGCAGCTTGCCGAGAAGTATGGCGTGCCTGAGACGGCGATTCGGCTCACGACGAACTCGTTGCCGAGCACGCCAGCGGCCGCAGCCGCAGCAGGCGACGCGGTGGGCGTCAGCGCGGCAGAGGCGCAGGCGGCGAGCGTTGCACCGGCACCGGCTGAGCCCGCACCGGCTGAGCCCGTTGAGCAGGTTGAGAACAGCGCGAACCTCGTCACGATTAACTTCGCGGATGGCTCTTACATCCCGACGAACGCAATGGCCGACAACGCGCGCCGCGCGCTCGCTATTCGCGAAAAGAAGCCGATGTCGCAACGCGGCATGACCAGCGTCGGCATCGCGCGGGCTCGGGACATCATGAACAAGCGCCCGATGAGCGAGGACACCGTGCGGCGGATGAAAGCCTTTTTCGACCGGCACGAAGTGGACAAGCAGGGCGAGACGTGGAAGGATGAAGGGAAGGGATTTCAGGCGTGGTATGGCTGGGGCGGAGACGCTGGGTATGCGTGGGCCACGGCGATCGTCGAGCGGCTGAATAAGGCGGAGGACAAGAAGTCTCTCGCGGTCGCATCGGAGCAGGTGCAGCACCACTTCGCACTCAAGACGCCGCTCGGTTCTGCGGACTGGCTCGATGCCGTGCAGAAATACCGCGCGAAGCAGCTCGGCGTGATCGAGCAGACGAAGCAAAGCGTGCTCGGTGGGCGCAGCATCATCGAGCTAGCGACGAAGAAATACGAACTGCCGACGCCGAACGCGGATGAAGATCACGGGGATTTCATGACGCGGTGCATGGCCGACCCAGTCTCAATCGCTGAATTTCCCGACGCGGAGCAGCGCAACGCGGTGTGCATGAGGCAGCACGAGGGCCATTTCGCAAAGGTCGGCGAGCGCGGCGCAATCGTCGCGTCGGACAAAGCGCCGAAGTCGGACACGCCGAACAAGGACCCGCAAGGCGAAGGAACCGCGAAGGGCGATGCGTCTAACACTCGCGGCGCAGTAGTCGCGAAGGATGTCGAGGAAACGCTGCAAACCAAGGCGGACGAGTTCAACGAGAAGCACAAGGCGAAGCTCGGATACGGCGTCACCATCGGACAACTCAAGACCGTTTATCAGCGTGGGCTGGGAGCGTTTACCGGCTCCCATTCGCCGACCGTTTCCTCGGCGAAGCAGTGGGCGTTCGCACGCGTGAACGCGTTCCTCTACCTGCTGAAAAACGGACGCCCAGAGAATCCAAAATACGTGACCGATAACGACCTCTTGCCGAGTAAGCATCCGAAGGCTGGGAAATAATCACATGAACGACACGCAATTCCAAATTGACCACCTGATCGAGTTGGCAGTCTTACAGCGCGCCGAGCTAAAGCAGCTCGTCGATTCGATGCCGCAACTTCGCGACCACTTGTCGGAGGAAATCGAGCGCAATCTAGAAGAGGCCGAGCCCGCGATTCGCTCGGAGCTTGAGCAGCTCGTTATCGCTCGCGCTACCGACGAACACGCGAAGATCAGCGTGGCGCTCACCGCGAAGATTGACGAACTAGCGAAGGCTCTGGAAATCACGACAGCCGCGAAATACTCGGTGCTCATGGCCGAGCGCGCGGAGAACGCGAATCTGCTGGCGAAGGCCGAGGCGCGCATCGAGGACGCGGCTTCAATGCTCACGCACGCCGTGAAGGAAATCGTCACGGACGAACTCTCGCGCTTCCCGCGCGCAGGCGAAATTGACCAGCTTCGCAAGGAGTTCGCCGAGCCGCGCGGGCTGAATCCTCGTGGACGTTGGATGCCCGATGAAACTTATCAGCGGCTGGATCTCGTCACGATCAACGGCGACAGCTTCGTGTCGAACATCGACGGCAATCGCGAGCGCCCGAGCCGCACGGCTGGCGACTGGACTCTGAGCGCAGCGCGAGGCAACGGAGGCGGAGGCGGGGGCGTTACCTCGATGACGGACTTGGTGCCCGTGCCGAGCAACGGACAGCTTCTGATCGGCAACGGCTCCGCGTTCGTAAATAGCACGCTGACCGCTGGCACCGGCATTTCGATTTCCAATGGCGCGGGCTCGATCACGATCAGCGCGACCGACGGCAACATCACGCTCGACGACGGCACGGCGGCGGCTCCCTCGTTGAACTTCACGAACGAGCCCACGACCGGACTTTTCCGCGCGAGCGCAAACGTGATGGGTTTCGCGGTGAACGGCGTGAGCCGCGCGACGATGACGACCACGGGCGTGACCGTTACTGGCACGATCACCCCGACTGGCAGCGTGCACGCGGCTGCGGGCTCTGTCGGAAATCCGAGCCTTGCATTTGACGCCGACCAAGACACGGGGCTTTTCAGAATCGGCGCGAACAATCTCGGCGTGGCTGCTGGCGGCGCGAAGGTGCTCGACATCGCAACGACGGGGCTGGGCGTCACGGGCACGCTCTCTGTCTCGGGAGTGGCGACGCTGGGCGCGGGCGCGATTCTCAACACGCCAGCGAGCGGCACCGCGACAAACCTCACCGGCCTTCCGATTTCAACCGGCGTCAGCGGTCTCGGCACAAACGTGGCCGCGTTTCTCGCGACGCCATCCTCGGCGAATCTTGCCGCCGCGCTGACGGACGAAACGGGCACGGGCGCAAACGTGTTCGCGACGAGCCCGACGCTCACCACGCCGATCTCGGCGACCCTCACCGCCCCCGCCTCGACCAACCTGACGCTCGCGGGCGGCAGCAGCGGCGCGAGTCTGGTGCTGGGGCAGGGTGCAAACGGCGCGGTGACGGTGACTGGGGCGTTGTCGAGCACGGGCAATGCCACGTTCGGTGATGCTACTACAACCGGCACTAGTCGCTTAACTTTAGACGGTTTAGGAACTCTTGGTAATGTTCCACTAATCCGTTTTAAAAGTGCTGGTGTTGCAAAAGCATTTTTTGGTTTGTCAGGTGGTTTCCTTGGAACGTCGGCAACTGATGCTTTAGTTGCAAGCGATGCGGCTGGTGCATCTATTGTATTCTATCCCGGTGATAGCGGTGTTGAGCGGATGAGAATCAGTAGTCTCGGCGTCGTCTCCATCTCTAACTCCACCGCAGGCTCCGCAGGCGCAGGTGCGCTAGTGGTCACGGGTGGGCTCTCGGCGGGCGGGGCGAGCTATTTCGGGGGCACGATTCGTTCTGGTAACATAGGATTTGGTGGGAGCGCAGCTGCGGCTGCTGTGGCTCTTTATTGTGCTGCGGAGTGCACGTCAGGAGCCAATCAATACGGATTTTTCTGGGATGCGCCTATGTCCGGCACTACGTCGAGTAATGCAATTACTACGACGTTGAAGGCAAAAGCCGGATCAACCATCACTACGGGAATTTCCCTTTTGATCGGTTCACCAGAACTTGGCGCTGGTTCGGCAATTACCACAAACTATGGCCTAAAAATTGAAAATCAGGCAGTTGGCGGGACAAACTACGCTATCCATACGGGCACGGGCTTGCTGCAATTTGGCGGAGCCGCCACCTTCGGGAGCGCGGTGAGCATCACTGGCAACGTCGGCTTTTACGGACAAGCAGCCACCGCCAAGCCCACGGGTGTCGCGGTCACTGCCGCCGCGATTCACGCCGCGCTCGTCACTCTAAACCTTATCGCCGCGTAATCTCAATCCAAATACACCCATGACCATCCCAATCGCACCATACACCATGGGCTCTCCCGCAGCCCCGAAAGTCGGAACTTTGTTCGAAGTTCGATACGTGCAATACACAGACCCCACCGCCGTGGCCGACTGCCACCTCCTCGACGCAGAGGGCGTGGAAATCATGCCCGTGGGCCTTGTGCCAGCGACGGCAGAGCAATGCGCGGAGTGGACCGATGACGCTGCGTTTGCCGCTGTGCTCGCGGTCAATGCGGGCTTCGAACTCGTCTCCGAGGAATAAGCCATGACCAAAGACGACCACAAAAACGCCATCGTTTCCCAACTCCAACAGCAGAGTTTGAATCTGCTGGTGGACTCACTCGCGGCTGCGCTGGCCGAGATTGAAACGCTCAAGGCCGCTGCCGCTGCTGACAAGCCCACGCCGTGAACCTCAAACGCTCCCTCCTCCTTGCGGTGCTTGTACTCGGCCTTGTGGTCGTGCTCGGGCTGGCGTTGCGGAGTGAGCGCGTTCTCACGGCGGGACTGCCGCTGCGGATCGTGGCCAAGACGCAGGACGAGGCGCGAACGCTGGCAGGGCTCGGGGCCGTGGCGGTGCTGGGCACGGGCTCGATGGCTCCCTACATCGCAGCCGCGCCCGCTGGCACCGACCCGCTGGCGACGGTGATGGCCTACGTCGTGACCGTGCAGGGCGCGACGATTGCCGACGTGCGGGCGGGCTCGCTCTGCATCTACATTCCCGAGTGGGCGGGGAGGCACGTAATGCACCAAGCGGCGAGCTTCTCCGAGGGCGGATGGATTATGACGGGGCTCGGAACGAAGACCTACGAAAACGCCGAGCGGATGACGGGGCGGAACTTTGTCGGCATCGTGGCGCAAACTTACATCTGGCCCTGATGTATGGACGCACTCGAAATTCTGGTGAAGGGCTGGCCGATTTTCTTGGGCATGATAACCCTGATTATCGTGCTCTCAAAGCTGGACCTGCGCGTGGCAGTTCTTGAGGAGAAAATGAAATCGCTCTTCGACCTCTTTAATAAAAAATGAACATCCTCGATTTGCTTGGCAACGCTCTCGGTGGTGGTGCGCTCGGTGTGATTCTGCGCATCGGCAACGGCTTTTTCGAGGAATACAAAGCGGGCAAGGACCACGCACGGAAGCTCGAAGAGGCGAAGACGATGGCGACGATCGCAGC